AATGATAACTCGTGCTTCAAAACGATTTCCCTGACGGGTGCGGTAGCCTTGGTCGTTGAGCGTACGTGCTATCGTTGTAGGATTGTATTCGTCCTGGATAAAATACTTTTTGATAAGTCGATATATCTTTGCTTCTGGTTCATATATTACGGGAACGGTATCGCCTTTTTCACGCCGGTACCCTAGAGGCGGAGCACTTTGGTAGCCTCCCTTTTTTGCTTTTTCCTTCATGCCACGCTTTACTTCTCCAGACAATCGAATCGAGTAGTATTCATCCATCCATTCGATGATGCGCTCAATTAAGGGTGCAAATGGTCCATCTGGCAAAGGCTCACTGATTGATACTACCTGCACATTGTTTTTCCGGAGGAGCGATTTGTAAACAATACTTTCTTCTTGGTTTCTGGCAAATCGAGAGAACTTCCATGCAAGGATGTAGTCCGGATGATCCTTTTCTTTTGCGAGGGCAATCATATTCTGAAAGGCGGTTCGGTTTTCTGCTTTCTTTCCGGAAATGCCGTTGTCTTGAAACCATTGTGTAATCAGAATATTGTGCTGCTTCGCCCATTTTTGGAGTTCGTGTTTTTGTGCTTCCGGGGAAATTTCCTCTTGCATGTGAGTAGAAACTCGTATGTATCCGAACGCTGTTTTCAAAGATTCATTTTGGTTCATAGAATCACCCTTTCTTAAAAAAGGGTATAAAAATACCCTGGTATTTGCAATTTACTACCAGAGCTGATATAATATGATTGCTTTCGTGGGTATATCAGCAATGGTATATTCATTTCCCTCCTGTTGGCGCAGGGGGGATTTTTTATTAAACGTAAAG